GGAAGTAAACTCCAGACCGCAGTTACTGGTAAAGTCAAACCCGGCAGTAAAGATGCTGGTCGTAGAAAATCATTCTGTGCTCGTATGAGTGGAGTTAAGGGTCCTATGAAAGACGAAAAAGGCAGACCTACTCGTAAAGCCATGTCTCTCAGAAGATGGAAGTGTTAAATCATGTCAGATATAGATTGGAAGAAACGCTTAGATCGGATCGAAACAAAGATGGATAAGATGAGCGATGTCTTAGTGTCATTGGCTCGTTTTGAAGAGAAAATGGACGCTTACAACGAATATAGAGAACGTTCATGGGATCGTATGAACAAGTTCTCAGAGAAGCTTGATGTAATTGAAAAGATGTGCGATGATAATGCTCGTACTGTACAAACTATTAATAAACTATTCTGGATAGCAATTGTTGCTATTTCGGGATCAATCGCCGCCCAATTGTGGATGTAAAGGAAAATCACATGGATAAAGATGTAATGACAAAGTTGGGCGATGCATACGCAGAAGTCCAAGAAGCAAATGCAAAACAAAGAGCATTGGCGAAAGCCGCTAAAGATGCTAAATCAAAGGACAAAGTGTCTCTTAAGAAGGCACCTTGGGACAAGAAGGAAGAAGTAGAAGAAGATGCTTCTAACGACAAGTCTGATGATGGTGAAGGTCTGGATAAAGCAGATCCTAAAGCCGCTAAGAAGAAGTTCAAAGATCGTAAAGATAAAGATATCGATAACGATGGTGACACTGACTCGTCTGATGAGTACCTTCATAAACGCCGTAAAGCTATTAGTAAAGATATGGCTAAGGAAGAAAAAGACGAAACTACTCCTTGTTCTGAGTGCGATGGATCAACAGAGAACCACGCAAAGGATTGTCCAAAGAACCCTGATGTTAAAAAGGGTGGATCGGAGAAAGCAGTTATGAATCCTAAAGCTGATACTAAAGTCGAAACTAAAGAAAATAAGAAATGGGTTGTTTACAACCGTATCATGGAAAAGGCACGTGCTGACCAGACTAAGAATGCTGTCAAAGCTATGGATCCAGAAGATAATCAATCTGGTGAAGAGAAGAAGTTTGTTGATGACCACGAAAAGATGGGAGTTGCAGACAAACAGTCAGATGTAGCTGATATCGCAGTAGCAATCAAAAAGAATAAACAAGCTATCGATAACCCAACTAAACCAGCCGCACTTCGCCCTGGAGACAATAAGCAAGGTGACTTGAAGGCTGATAAGCCAGAAGGAAAAATGTAAATGATTAAACCCCCACAGTGGTGCTCAAAGGCTATTCCAACTGTTCGTGGATGGAAACATCACGCACGTAGAGAGATCTTGAAGCCTATGCGCTTCACTCAAGAACAGGTAGATGAATATATGAATCATATTAATGGTGAACCAGAAGTAATCGTGGAAGTTCCTACAATCGAAGAACCAGCTATGTTAAACGAAGCACCTGTTCCGGGTAATTTGGAAGACATGACTAAGGTACAACTTGAGGCATTAGGTCGTCAAAATGGTATCGAACTTGACCGTAGGAAGGGTAAAAAAACTTTGATAGATACAGTTAAGAAAGTACTGAAATCATAATCAAAGTGAAGTAGTCTATGGAAATACAATTAACTGAGGATAACATCCCACTATATGCCGCCAAGCATTATTACAATCCACTTGGATCGGATCATGAAGAGTTTATAGAAGACTTAAAGAGACTGAAATACGTTAAGCGGTTGGTGAACAGATTTACTGAAACAGGATATCTGGCTGACCGCCTAATACTCAATCATCTGATTGTTATTCATAATGTGTTCGGTGTACAGCCAGGTGTGGCTATGTTGAGGATCAAATTGACAGATGACCAAATGTGTGTCATTAAACCCTTCTTGGTTTTTCTACGGTACATTACGAATGAAGAAATCACTAATGTGCCTATGGATCCTATAGTGGTCGAAAGGTTAAGGAATATATAAATGGGCATACTATCAAGAGCAGGAGACCTAGTCTATACATTGCGTTTTCTCAGGCTTTTAACAACGCCTTTTGAGAACACGACTGCGTATGAGATGGGTCTTATTGATGATAAAGGTAAGGTTCTAAAGAAAGCTTCTACACCAGAAGAAAAGAGTGCACACAATGCATTCCATAAGCTCGTATTTAATATTAAGAAACTAATACCAGGAAAACGATTTGGTTCGTATGCCGCCGCACTATATCTTCTTAAAGAGAAGTATGGAGTATCTAACTTCGAAAAGATCTTAAAGGAGAGTGGTATAGATACACTAGACTTTATGGCAGAAGATAGTGAGTGGTTTGTATTAGAGAATAAACAATTATCCCCTGGCGTGTACAGGGTAAATGGTGACAAAGTAATTAATGATACATGTGAAGAAGTTGTTACCAAAAGAGATCAGGTAAGAATTAAAGAAGACTCTTTCCCTATCGGAGATGTCCTAGGATTGGACATTTATGAGGTAACTCATATGAGAACAGGTAAAGAGATCTACATCACGGCAGGAGAATTAATCAGATGATTAAAGAAGATGCACCTACTAACTCAGTGGCACATGGCGGTGTTGATATGGCACCCAATGCAGTACCTAAACCTAAAGAGATTAGTGTAACAGATAAAAGACATTCTAAAAAGAAACAACCAGTGTTGTTAAAGAGATTTAGAAAGTTTCAAGAGGGTTGGAAGAATGGCTAAAGTATACCTATTCATAATCCTAGTATCTATCTTAGGATCCAGTGGATATGGTGGATACAGATATTACTTATGGTCTCAAGAGACTATGAACACACTTCGTGAGAACAATGTGAAGTTAGAAGCTGTTACAGTTACACAGGCTAACACCATCAAAGAGATGACAGAGAATGCAGAACGTAATGAAGCATTAAATGCAAACCTAACTAAAGCACTACAGAACTCACAAGTACACTTGGATGCTTTGAGAAGTAAATTCTCGAAGATTGATTTAACTATGGAAGCTATAACAAACCCACAAGGTTTGGAAGAAAGGGTTGACAATGCAGTCGCTAGACTTATTAAAAGAATTGAAGATGAAACATCTCCTCCTACTGACACCGATGATGCTGATGGGGTGTCTGGGCAGTAACGTAGAACCGAAGGTAATTACGCAAACAGAATTTGTGCAACAATCTGTGCCTATCCAAGCCAGACCTAAAGGTGTGGCTATGCCACCTGTAGATTGGTATGTGGTTAATGGAGATAACGTTGACGAATTCCTACAGAGAGTTCAAGACGATACTGGACAACCAGTCTTCTTTGCTATTACACCTAAAGGATATGAGAACCTAGCACTAGGCATTGGTGACCTACGCCGATACATCAAAGACACTCAGGCTATTGTTGGATACTATGAGGAAGCTCTAGATCCAAAGGAAGAGCCAACTGAGGAATAGTGTCACATGTAGTGAATTAATTTGATTATTTACTACATTTAGCTATTTACAAAGACTCAATAATGCTATATAATACTACCAATTGGGATGAGTATCCTCTCATCCCATTTTCTATGGAGAATCCCCTACATGCTGTTCGAAGAACAAATTTCAAGAAAGCCAGATCTCTATCCATGGACTAAACAGTTCATTGAGGCGATATGGAAAGGCTTTTGGACACCCGAAGAATTCAATTTCCGCTCAGACTATTCACAATTTAAAAATGATTTAACTCCCGCAGAACAGCAAGTTGTTGTTAAAACAATGTCTGCAATTGGTCAGATCGAAATCGCAGTTAAATCCTTTTGGGCAGATGTAGGCAATAACTTACCACACCCATCAATCAAAGATCTTGGTTACGCTATGGCTAACTCAGAAGTCATTCACAATATGGCATATGAAAAGATCCTAGACGTATTGCATCTTACTCATGTATTTGAGGAGAACCTAAACGTTGACGTTATTAAAGGTCGTGTGGATTATCTTCGTAAGTACAATAAGAAAGTTTACAAAGATGCACGTAAACAATACATTTATTCAATTGCCCTCTTTACATTGTTTGTAGAAAATGTTAGTCTGTTCTCGCAGTTCTATATCATTATGCACATGAATCGTAATAAGGCAGTGATGAAGGACTGTGCACAACAAGTACAATATACACGTAATGAAGAGATGCTACATGCTCAAGTGGGTATCAAGCTGATTCAAACATTGCGTGAAGAGTATCCAGAATTGTTTGATGATGAAATGGAACAGCGTATCAAAGAAGAGTGTGTAGAATCTCTACGTGCAGAAAGCAAAGTAATTGATTGGATTATGGACGGACACTCTGCACCCGGACTAAGTGCTGATATCCTAAAGTCTTTCATTGCAAAACGCATGGCAGACAGCATGGATTCTATTGGCATAGATAGTTCTGAAATCGTATATGATGAAGGACACATTGAAGAGACTTTTTGGTTTGATGAAGAACTGTATGGTGCAAACATGACAGACTTCTTCCAGAAACGTCCTGTTGAGTATGCAAAAGGTAAAGGCATTTCCGCCGATGACTTATTTTGAGGAGTAGATAATGGGCTTTGAATGGGCTAACGAAGATTCACGGACATTCCTGTCTCGTGGATACATTGACGGTAACATGACCGTTGAAGAAAGAGTACGTAACATTGCACAAGCGGCAGAGAAGTCTCTTGGCATTGAAGATACAGGTTGGAGTGATAAGTTCTATGACTATATGAGTCGTGGTTTCTATTCACTATCAAGTCCTGTATGGGCTAACTACGGAACACAAAAGGGATTACCTATCTCATGTAATGGTGTGTTCATTGATGATGACATGGAAAGCATCTTAGGTAAGGTTGCTGAAGTTGGAATGCAAACAAAGATGGGTGCAGGAACTTCGGGTTACTTTGGTGCATTACGTTCACGTGGCACACCTATCAAATCAGGTGGTACGGCAGATGGTCCTGTACACTTTATGAACTTAACTGAAACTACTGTAGATGTGGTTGCACAGGGTAATGTTCGTAGAGGATCCTTTGCGGCATATCTTGACATTGAAAGTCCAGACATCATGGAGTTCCTTGAGTGTCGTGAAGAGGGTTCTTCTATTATCAATCTAAGCCTTGGTGTTACGATTGGTGATGAGTGGATGCAGTCTATGATTGATGGAGATGCTGACAAACGTACCATTTGGGCAAGGATCTTACGTAAACGCCGTGAAAGTGGATACCCTTACTTGTTCTTTAAAGACACAGTAAACAATGCACGTCCTAAAGCACTACGTGATCAGAATATCCCTATTTGGGCATCTAACCTATGTTCAGAGATTGCACTACCATCATCAGAAGATGAATCATTTGTATGTAACCTAGCTTCTATGAATTTGCTCAAGTATGACGAGTGGAAAGAAACAGATGCTGTTGAAGTTATGATCTGGTTCCTTGATGCAGTTATGGAAGAGTACATCGAAAAGACTGATGGTATCAAGTTTATGGAAGCATCAAACAATTTTGCTAGACGTTGGAGAGCATTAGGTCTTGGTCAACTTGGTTGGCATTCATATCTACAATCTAGAATGATCCCATTTGAGTCATTTGAAGCACATATGCTCACCGTAGAGATTTCTAAGTTTATTGAAGATCGTTCCCATGCCGCATCTAAAGAGTTGGCTATCGAATATGGCGAACCAGAAGGTATGCTTGGTTATGGTATGCGCAATCTCACAACTTGTGCAATTGCTCCGACAACAAGTTCTTCTTTCATCTTAGGTCAAGTATCGCCATCTATTGAACCGTTAGCATCTAACTACTTCACTAAAGATCTTGCCAAAGGTAAGTTTACATATCGTAATCCGTATCTTGATGCAGTGATTAACGAATACCCTGTAGATCATAAAGAAGTATGGATGTCTATCCTAAAGCATGGCGGATCTGTTCAGCACCTAGACTTTCTTTCTGATAACGAAAAGAGTGTATTTAAGACGTTCAGTGAAATCACACCACTAGTAATTGTCCAACAGGCAGGTGCAAGGCAGAAATATATAGATCAAGCACAAAGTTTAAACATTATGATTCACCCCGATGTATCCGCTAAAGATGTAAATGCATTGATTATTGAGGGTTGGAAATTAGGTGTTAAGACGTTTTATTATCAGAGGTCTGCTAATCCAGCACAAGAACTGGTAAGAGACATCATGAACTGTGCGGCATGTGAGGCATAAGAAGGAACACAATGGCAAGAGCAACTAAGATTGAATGTCCGATATGTGGCGAAGAGACACTAGTGGAAGTAATATCAGGCGAAGACCCCAACCACTGTCCCATGTGTGGACATCCAGTTATTATTGAAGAAGACGGATATGACGAGGAAGATGACTACTAAATAGCACTGTAATATGAGGTGATCTATGTGGTTATATGAAAATAAAGAATTTAAGCCCACCCACGAGGAGTTATCCCAATGGGTGGGTTTTGTGTATGAAATTACTGATACCGCTAACGGTATGAAGTATATCGGTAAGAAGACCTTTTGGTCTAAACGCCGACTAGCCCCACTCAAGGGAAAGACTAGAAAACGTATCGTAGTAAAAGAATCCGATTGGATGGAATACTACGGATCCAACGAAGCAATCAAACAAATACTGACAGAAGACGTTGCAGAACGTTTTAGCCGTTCTATCGTGCGTTTATGTACAAGTAAGGGGGAAATGTCTTATATGGAAGCTAAAGAACAATTTGATAAAAACGTCCTTTTTGACCCGAATTATTATAATGAATTCATAGGGTTAAAGTGCCACTCAAAGCACGTTTCCCATTTAGCCCCGGAAATGATCAATGGTAGACGTTAAAAGAGCTAACGAACTGCATTGGGCAGTCAAAGGTCATCTGATACCAGAGGTATATGACTTAGACGAAATCCAAAGGATCTATGATAGCTACCTGTTACGTATGTGGGGAAACCACGAATACTGTTATAGATTAGAAGGTTTCGAAGAAGCTTGGGAAGAACGTCAAATGCGAAAGGTTGTAATGAAAGGTTACGATTAACACTTGACAC